ATGTCACGTAGTGGCTGATATATCTGGCCTTCGCCTTCTTGCGGTGGTACTCCGCCAAGCATATCAATTGGGTGTACGCGGTTGGCTGGGTGATAGATGTTCTGGTTGCGGGGTAGCAAAGAGTTGTCGTCGTATGAGGGCGCCTGATACTGTGGGTTCTCCTTCAAGAACTGGCTGAGGTTGTACAGCTCACGTGCCTTATTCAGGTCTTCGCCTTCCATGCCACTGGCTATCATGCCCATGTAGTTTGGCTCTTCTGGCTGTGCTAAGTGATAGCTATCAGGAATGCCACCCAAGTTCTTTAGCTTGGCAAACGCCTCTTTGTTGCGTTCAGCCTCAAGCTTGGCCTCTACCTCTCGCCGCTCTAAGTTCTTGAGTACTTCATCGCCACGGGCTATTTCTTCTGCCGTCAATGGCGCGTTGTTTGATTTAGGCTTTTTACCCTTACTCATCAGCGCCAGCTTCATGCCATCCATACTCATGTCATCAGTGGCGCCCAAAGGGGTAAGCTTATTACGCTTCATCATCTCTTCAGCGTTTTGGCGCCCCTTCTCTAGGCGATTCTGTATCTCTGCACGCTTGGCAAACTCCTCGCGTAGTTGCCTCAGCTTCTCTGCTATATCTGGGGTAGGTTGTGCCACGTCTGTGCCCTCAATGTGGAATGCATCGATTATGCCTTTGGTGCTGTTTCAAGTCCATACTCATATCGAACTCAGTACGGTATAGGTGTTAACCCTAGGGAGGATCCGCACCCGGTTCGGATCCTACATTGCATAAGGATTGCCACGTCGCTTCTTGTTGTGCTCTTCAGCATCGAAGATGTCATCGTCGTCGTAGTCTTCGCGCGGTGGAGCATCGATCGATATCCAACCTGCGTCACGCATATACCGTAAGCCCTGTGAGATGCAGTCTACGAACTCGTCGTGTACTGTCTCAGGGAATGCGCAGATCTGCGACACCATGCCTTCAGCCCATGTTTTGACGTAGCCTTTGCGTTGGTCGCTCTCAGGTATCCAAACGCGGCCAGCCTTAATGATGTTGGCCACGATGCTGAGGCGTTGGGTCTTGTCCGCACGCCCCGGGTTATAGGGCATCACAGGCAAGTGCGCGCGCTGTAAGTCTTGGATTAAGGATATGCCAGCGCTCTTATCCTCTACCAGCAGTAAGTCAACACGCTTCTTTTCCTTGCCATCGCCATAGAACACCTCGAATTCCTCGATCACCTTTGGGCGCAGGTCAGGATACTGGAGATGGTCTTGCCAGCAGTCCAGCACCATCACGCACATGCCACCATCCAATGGTTTGAACGCTCCAAGCGTGATACAGCCAGTTGGATCGTTAAGCGTCTTGTCACTGGTTGCGCAGTCATAGCTCTGGATGATGTACTCCAGCTTAGGGAAGGGCTTGCCTGCTGGCCACAGCCTGAACCAGTCACGCTTAACAATGCCACCCTCTTCAGGGTCAATGATCTCCGCATGGATCTCTTGGCGTCCCAGCTTTGTGCCTTCGTACTGCAAGATCTGCTTTTGGAACGACGGCGCCAAGTTCTTGATGTTGGAGTAAGTGCTGGCGCGCGTGATCACCACGTCGTCGCCTTCGCGCCCTATAAGGTCGAGCACCACGTCCTTGGGCTTTGGCGTGGTAGAGCATATAAGCTTGGTTCGACTACCCAGACGGATACCGAACTGGATCATGTCCCACGACTCTTGCAGATAATCCCAAGCCGCCAACTCATCGAGCCATCCACCGTGGAACTGCGGACCGCGGAAGCGCTCTGGCTCGCTCGCAGGTATCCCCTTGATGAATGATCCATTGATCAACCTGATCTCATGAAGCGCTTTGTTGTAATCCGCTATCAGCTCCTTTGGGATTACATTAAGAAGTCCTGAGTCACCCTCAAAGCACGTACCCTTCACGTCACCGCTAGTAGGGGCGGACACAAGCCATCGTGTGTTAGGTTGCTCCCACGCCCACATAGCTAGCGTCTCAGCCGCCGCACGAGTCTTACCAGCACCGCGGCCAGCAAGCATCAGCCATATGTTCCACCAGTCTCCTGCTGGCTCTATCTGGTGCTTATGCGCCTCCGTGCTCAGCCATTTCAACTGCCAATTAATTACTATCTGATCTATCGGCGCTTTGAGGGCAAACTCCTCTATAACTGCTGGATCGGAAAGGATCTCGTCTAGCGCGCTCATGCAATCTTCAATACATCAGGAAAGTGTTGCTGTTGCAGTTGATCTTGTGTTTTGCCTTCTTGAGAGTAATTCTTGTGGAGTCCACGATCACCTCCGCACCAATGACATTCATCCACCTCTTTGGCAGGCACAGGGCCAGCCTTGAGTGGGTTAACGCCGTTACACCAGCCATGATGGGTTTTGTACTGAGTCATAGGGGCTTGCGCCATTATCACTCTGCCTGTCGTTGCATCTTGATGCTCTTGAGCAACTCGCCAAATACATTGACGTTGTGCTCAATCACCACAGGGTTAGTATCGCTACCTGAGTGCTCCATCCTCGCCAGCTTTGGAATGTGATATTCCACCACCGACTGGAACATGTCAAACGCCTTCGCTGGGTTAGGCGGCACCACGTAGTCACCCTCTTCAGTCTTCACGCCATCAGCCACAGCATCGAGCCACTCAGTGAGCCTGTGAGCGTTTCCATCGACGAATGAGGCTATGGCCTGTCGAGCCTCTGATGTCGCCTTGTTAGGGCTTCCTAGTGGTCTTCCAGCACCCTTCTTATTGGTTGTCATCTCTGTCACCAATATTTCTTAATTGTTTATTGTCTTTGTTAGTGATTGCTAACATAATTGTGTCGGTCATAATTTCAGTCCTTTGTCGCGCATTGTCTCAGCGCTTATACATCACAGTGTAGCAAAATCTTTATCAGATTCTCTAAGCTTCTCTCTACTATCATTGTCTCTTGTATTCCATCGCGGAAAATTATCAGCCACATCTTTGTTCTTTTGTCGTAACAAAGCGATGTGTTCTCATGCGCCATTAGTAGGCTTTGTAGCTGTTCGTATCTGTCTAAGCTATTCAAAGCTCATCCCCATGACGCGCTGTTCCATGATTTTGTTGTTGCGGCGCAGGCTCCTGATCTCCTCCTCTAGCGCCTGCACCTTGTTCACATAATAAGTCAGCTTACTATGTGCATTGTCTATCCACTCTTTGACTTCGTAGCTCATTGCATACTCTTCGTCATCATTGAGCTTTGGTTTGTACATCTTGTGCTCTGGCGGCTTTGGCATTGTTATGGCCGCCACAGGACGTTTTGGCACAATCTTCTTTGTTGCCGCGCTGACTTTTAATAAATTCGCTACCATTTCTTTCTCCTTGTTAAAGAAATTGATTAACGATCGTTACTATAACACATTGTTTGTGTCATTAAAATAGCATATTGATAGAGTCTAATAACGGAATGAAGATTAATCGTGTTGACATTCGTAATTCTGATGTGCAGACGAGATTGTTGGTACTTCAGAAAAACTGCCTACCATATGATAAGCCCTATGATACAAATTCTGGATATTGGTGGATTGCTACTGCGGATGGCATGGATTGTGGTTTCGCAGGTCTTGTTTATTCTTCTAGCTGGTCTGATTGCGGCTATTTTATACGCTGTGGCGTTATGCCTGATTATCGTGGACAAGGGTTACAGAAGAAGTTTATTCGGGTCAGAATCAGACAAGCAAAATCTCTCAAAATGAACTGGGTTATTACAAGCACATACGATAACCCAGCCTCTGCAAATTCTCTTATCTCGTGTGGTTTCAAAATGTTTAATCCAACTAAACCTTGGATGGCAAAAAATACGAGTTACTGGCGATTAAAACTGGAGTAATCATGCCTCAAGCACCAAAGTTATCGGACGAGGAATTTATCGAGTTGTGGCAAACACACGGCTCTCCCACTACGATTTCTAAGATAACTGGCGGAAACTTTAGAACGATTCAGAGGCGTAGAGAGATTTTAGAAAAACGATATGGCATCGTATTGGAAACAAAAAATCCAACTGGCCAAGTACAGCGAAAGATCGTTACCGCCTATGAGCGTAAACAGCTAGGCGTCTTGAACGCCGTGGGACTGGTGTTCAGTGATGCGCACTTTTGGCCTAGCATCCGCACCACAGCGTTTCGAGGGCTTTTGCACATGATCAAAGAGCTTGCCCCGTCGTTTATCGTATGCAATGGAGACGCGCTCGACGGTGCATCTATCTCTCGCCATCCACCCGCAGGCATTGGGCCAAAGATTCCAAGTGTCATTGAAGAACTCAAAGCCTGCAAAGAAGCGCTCGGTGAAATCGAGGAAACAGCTAAGGAAGCCCGCCACAACGTCAGATTAGTCTACACATGGGGCAACCACGATGCGCGCTTTAACGCAAGACTAGCCGCCAATGCGCCCCAGTTTGCAGAGACTTTTGGCTTCAAGCTGGAAGACCACTTCCCCACTTGGGAATTCTGCATGACCTGCTGGCCTACTGAAGATGTCATCATTAAACATAGGTACAAAGGTGGCATACACGCCACACACAATAATGCTGTTGGTGCAGGTAAAACTATTGTTACTGGGCATTTACACAGCCTAAAAGTAACACCTTTTGCTGACTACAATGGTAACAGATTTGGCGTTGATACAGGTACACTAGCAGATCCGTATGGACCTCAGATGGCTTACGGAGAAGACAACCCAGTCAACCACCGATCAGGTTTCGCAGTTTTGACATTTTTCGATGGCAAACTACTCTGGCCTGAGTTGGTTCATGTCTGGGGAGACAATCAGGTTGAGTTCAGAGGAAAAATCATCACTGTTTAGGAGTTAAAAATGTATCGTGTAGAAATCAGTTTAGGTGGCTTGTTTAGCGATGACAAAGTAATCATCGAGACTTCCGATTTTGAGAAAGTTTCTATCCTGCAAGAGTTCATTGAGTTGCAAGACGAAAATGGCTGGGAGGCAGATTATGAAATTTTCATCAACGAAGAAGAAGACGAAGATGAAGACTATGACTTCGACGAAGAAGACGAAAAAGATGAAGAAGATGAAGAAGAAGTAAAGTAAAACTCTATAAACGCTTCATATGAGAACAGGGCTTACAAAGCCCTGTTTTTTTTAATCTATGTATTTCAGAATATGCTGAAGCTCTTCTTTGATACATGCAATTGTCTGATCAGCAGGTACATCATGCTTGATGTGTGACCTGATGTATTGATTGATCTCCCAAAGAGAGTTCCAAGCATCTTGAGCCAATAAAGCTCTTAATGCTTCATCCTTTTCTTCAAATTCTAGTGTGTACTTCATTATTCTTCCAAGTGGTTTACCACGTGTATGAGCGCCGCAATCATCTCTTTAGCCTGCGACTTACTCAAAATGATTCGTGTACTGCCTGCGCTTGATCCAACGCTGACCCATACGCCGTTTTCATCATATGCATCTACAAATACACGACTGTTGTATTCGCGACCTTTGATATGAAAGTCAAGGTCTAGTTTGGTTTTAGTACATTCCATTGTGTGCTCCAATTAAAAGTTAAAAGATGGGGGCTTAGCCCCCTTTTGTTATGCGTTTTCTAGTTTGCGCCAAGCTTGTGTGCCAATCCATCCATTAAGACGGGCACCGTTCTTGTCCATCACATAGTAAACACGGCCACCTTGTACGCTTCTGCACTCGTATGTGTAGTTCTTGCTTTTGGATAACTTTTTATCGCCGCGGCAAATAGGTGTTGGTGGCTCTTTCTTCTCTACCTCAATCAATGGTGTGCCATGGTACTTGTCAGCTATTTCGACCAAAGCATTTGCGAAGTCGGTGCCCATTTCTGCTTTGATTATTAGGCCATGAATAGCTTGATTAACAGCTTTTTGTTGGTCAAATTTATCGCCTTCAGCAAATGGAATTAGGTCAGGAGTACGTCCTATACCGCGATTGATGAACTCTGGCTTAGCTGTGCCTGCTTCGAGCTTGTTCTTTTGCTCTAACAGCTTAGCTACATCAGCGCGAACTTGAGCCACGATGTTGTCTGTGCGTGTGCGGCTTACTTGCATGGGCTCACTTGATTCACCAGAGCAGGCGCCTTGGAACCAGCCATGCTCGACTGTGTAGCCATGCTTGGCCATCCATTTGCCTACTACAGCCTGTTGACGGCCACAGCATTGACAGTTACCGCGGAGTTGTGTTGTTTGCATTTTGATTTCCTTTCTAAACCTGCGTCATTGCAGTGATAGGAACTATAACAGAAAATTAGGCTATTGGGTAGGTGTTTTCCCTAATCTTGATCTAACATGATCATGACTATGGCCACCAATGCAAATATGACTAATCCTGAAGTCATTAGTAGTACAACCCAAGCAATTGTCTCTAGCATAGTGTTCTCCTAAAGTGCTAACTCAAGTTGCCTACTTTGTACTGGGCTCTTTTTCCACCAATTGATACGTAGGTGCATAGCCTTGATGTCGTTGTACTTTAGGTAGGGGATCTTTGTTTTCTTGTCGCTCTCATGCTCATATTGGCGCAGTTCTAGTGCTCTTATGAAGCTTGAGGGCTCCAACCCTATTAGGGATGCATAGGCTCTAAACATTGACTTCTCGCCAAAGAAGAAGTTCAGGGAGCCAATAGCGTGGTAGTTCAAGTTGCAGTTGTGCCTAAGCTCTTCGTCGGTTGGGATCATGCATAGGTCTTCTATGGCCATAGCGATTACGCCTGCGACTAGGTGTGCCGCATTGCGTGTTTCCTCTTCTACGCCCTCGTGTGTGCTTATAAGGTCTATCACTTGGCGGTACCCCCATTTAGGTCCGTTAAACGCTCTTCTAGGCGTCTTATGCGTTGTTTGTTGTACTCAACCACGCTGTTTGCATACTCCAACGCCTTCTCGGCCTCCATTTTGGATATGTATGCTTCACGCATTTCTTTTGTGATGATCTCTTCCAACGTCTTGGGACGCAGAATGTCACGAATAAAGTTGATCATGATTTCACGGCCTGTCATTTGGTTTATCCTTTACCCATAAGCAGTCAAAACAAATAAGCATCATCCATCGCACAAACCAATTGGGTTCTTTGCCCTTGTTGGGTCGATAGATCATTCCAGTCAGCCACGGCCTATTACCAAACATATAGCATTGCCATTCAGACTGCTCTGGTGTCAGGTTGAAGTGGTATTCCTGTGGCTTGTAGACCCACTTGCTTGAGTCCGTTGGATGTTCTTTAAGTGGCATTGTTTTTCTCCAGCTCAGCAACCCTATCAGTCAGCACGCGCACCAGCTCAGTCAGGATAGCAACCTCTGCCATTAGTTGTTCTCTGGATGGTTGCTTCATGTTGCGGATGTAGTCCTGCTTGATGCGAGACTCCATCTCTACACGGTTAAATTCTTCGTCTTCTGCGTCCATGGTTACTGCCTCTGTGTTGGTATGCGGTTGCGGATAGCTTCACCCAGCTTCTCAATGTCCACGCATTCGTCAGCTAACTTGGCACATTCTTCACGCTCGATCATGATGGCGCGCTTGGTCGTCTCGATAGCCACCGCCATGATCTCCGCTTTAGCTATAGCTAGCTCAGCGTCAAACTCTTGTTGAGTGAAAAACTTAACGTGCTCTTGGCCAAGGATTTGGCGTTGTAGTTGACTCATCTCTTTCATTACGGCCTCCAAATAAATAGATCAAAAATAACTGCCACAAATGCAATAACTGAAATAATCGCCATCAGAATAGAAAACTCAGACGGTTCTTTATGGAACGGTCCCTCGATTACTGGATTCTTTTCTACGTTACGCGGAAATACTTTAGTGGTTTGATTAAGCATGAGCTTTCTCCTTTGGTTTGATGGTGCCAAGTGCAACTTGCTCTTTATACGCCAACAAGACGTATTCGTCCATGATGGTTTCGATAGTTTTGGTGGTGCTTTCATTGAGGTCACCGTATCGCATTACATCGCGCAGACCATATAACTTAAACAGATTTGCAAACTCGCGCGCGCGATTCCATAAACCGTTGTTGTACAGGTCATAGTATGCATTCACAGCCTTACGAAAACGCTCTAGATGCATGTTCTTTGTGCGACGGTAGGGTACGACACCAGCCATAGGGATTAGCGCCTGCAAAGCCTTGGCTTCGTCGTTGTACGTGCCTTTGTCGTTCCAATATGTATTTGTCATGTTATGCCTCGAAAACAATTAGACAACCTGCGTTTTCCCACTCGCAGTACAGGCCATGCTTCTTGAGCACAGCTTCCAACTTGGGGCTGGTGTTCTCGCCCTTCCATCGGCCATCAGCGTAGGCGTAGTAGTCAGCCCACTTGTATGAGTCTGGATCCTCAGCGCTGATTAGGAAGCGGCCTTCGTAATCGCTACGTTCGAATACTGGGCAACCCAACTTCTTGAGTTCATTGAATGCTTTGATAAATGCGCGTTTCATTGTGTGCTCCTAGTGGGGGCCTTAGCCCCCGTTTGTTTAGATGTAATCGCAATCTTCTTTGCGTTTGTCTTTGCCCAAATTGAACTGGCGTAATGCCTCGTTCTTGTAGTAGTCGGTGCCGTGCTTTTGAATAAACTTGAGCAGGTCACGACGTACTTTGATTGGGTGCCAGTATTCGCCTTCAGCGTGTAGGTCTAGCTCATGTAAACAAACAAAACACATATCGTCTGCTGTACTGTGAACCATTGGATCAAAGTAGGTTATGTGCTCTACTTTTTTGAAGTCTTTGTTGATGTCAGACATGGCGCTCACCTTACGCTGTTGGGGTAACTTTGATGATTGCGCTTGTTGCGCCGCGGAATTGCTCAGCTTGCTCGGCAGTGATGCCAAAGTGTGCACAGAGAGCTTCTAAGTCGATGGAACCTTTGCGGTTCTCGATGGTGACGCGAACACCGTACTTCTCACCGCGGTGCTTGCCTTCGCCCAACTCGTTAGCGATCTGGTCTTTGATTGCCTTTGTGGTGGCAGTCATTTCCTTGATCTGACGATCTAACACAGCGAGTGTGTCGATCTTGTTTGTTGTGGACTCGACTGTTGCGAGGGCTTGGATCTGTGCTACTACTGTCATGATGCTTCCTTTAAGTTGATGAACCCGCTATCTGTTGCGGTAGAAGAATCATAACAAAAAATTAGGGTTTAGATCACCCTAAACAGACTATTTTCTAGGGACAAACCCTAATACGTAACCCTAGTTTGTATACTTGTGTTTTCAGTTTTGGTTTATGTACTCGATGACGTTCTCGATTGTTTTGTTCAACGCATCGATTTCGTCCATCTTTGCAATAGCCCAAGCACGCTTCTCACCATGCCAGCCCATCTTTGAGCCTTGGTGGCAGGATTTACATAGGGCAACAACTGTGTATTGCCTATGCTGTTTGACGTGGTGTGCGTCGCTTGGGCCATCCTGACCGCATACTGCGCAGGGCATGAGCTTGACTAGACCTACGTATGCCCTCTCCTTAGCGGTCATGCTGTTGTTC